ACCGAGTGACGTTTGCATTTTGCAAGAATCCTATGATTCCGTGCTCAGCATCGCCAAACCAGCAGATAGTATTCTCAAGTTGAGAGATAGCACGGCGGGCAGCCATTGCTTTTCTTTCTTCAAGAGAGACACCAGCCATCATGGCGTGACGAATTTCGTCGACATCGTACCCGAAACCACTTTCAAGGCGTTTTACCTTGCTAGTGAATTCTTGGGCGACAACGTCTGCACGAGGTATGTCGTTGGAATAGGCTGAAGCAATTCGAGCCATTCCTACCTGGTCGTACTGGTAGTACACAATTGTTTTTGCGCCTGCACCAGCGTCGCTCGAATACGGAAAAATCCGGCGAGCGTTCAACCGAGCACGTTTGACATCGTAGGTCTTTGTCTTAATGTGCTCTAGTTGTCGCTGGAAAAAGGCAACTTCTTGAGAGTCTAAACGCATCCTTAATCCCCTTTATTATCCTAAGTCGAGCAATGCAAGAGCACCGCTAGCCGCGTCAGTTAAAAATTTAGCCCCAGTGATCGCGTTAACGTCACTTGAGTCCGTGCCTTTGTTGAATACGCCGTACTTCTCACTGCCTGTGGCTGTGTGTCGGTACGATGCTGCGTCACCAGCAACAACTGCTTCGTCAACTTCAACCCAAACTCGTCCATTCCGCATTACAGGAACAGATTCCTGTGCAGGGTATCCGAGATTAGTTCCGTTGTTTACAGTGTCGTGGCTGCGAAGTGCAACACCAGCGAAAGTCCCACCTGAGCCGGAAGGCAAGTTACAAGACTTTCCAGCGTCATCCAAAAACTCTACTGCCCGACCGAAAGGAAGGTCAGCACCAGTACTAGAGAGCGTGCTCTCAGTAGCGGTAATTTTGGAGTCAGTGTCGTCTAACTCGATGTCGTTGGCAGCGCCAGGATCACGAGAGGTGACATAAAACTCATCAGCGTCTTTGGCAAGGGCTACAAGCCATGGCGAAAGCGTCAAGTTATCGTTAATTGCAGCAACGAGTCCGGCGACTTTAGCCGCTGTAGTGCCTTCTGCTCCTTCGTCATAAACCGCTGTTACGATCTCACCGTTTGGCAAAGTAATAGGCAAGCTATACTCGGCATCGGCTGCCGTTACAGTAACGGTCCACTGGTTTGCTTGGGTACGCCCGTTTGAAAATGCACGAACTTGCCTAGGTCCTGTGACGTCTGCCATCAGGCCCGCTTTGGCGTTATCCATGTTTCTATTATATTGGCTAACTACTTGGCTCATTGATTACTCCTCACCACGGTAGAGGTTTTTGCTCGCCGCAATCATCTTAGCACGGAGATCGCCACCGTTGGAAGCGCTGTCCGTTTTGATTACAGTTTTACCTAGTTCTGACACAGTCGATTCAGCTTTGTTAGCCGCGATAGTGTAAAGATGCCTTGCAAGTAAGGCCCAGTCAAGCTGTCTGCTCGTTCTGCCATTTCTGGCATCTTAGCTAGGACAACTTCCTTGACGATAGCTTCATTAGACATAGAGTCTAATTTGACTTCGTCAGATAGGACGCCTTCAGCAACTTGGCAAATTCGCTGACGCTCGATCACTTTCGTGTGGATCTCTTCGTCAGAGTCTGTGCGAGTCTGAGAGGCAGTTTCTAGTTCAGTTACTTTCGCGTCCAAACCATCACATCGACCTTTTAAGGTCTCGTTTTCTGCACTAGCAGAATCCAGCTTAGTCTGAGCAGCGGCCAATTCCGCTTTCAGATCATCAGCAATTTTAGAGTCACTACGGAGCTTTTCGGCGATAGTCTTAGCTAGACCCTGGTCCTCAAGCTTGTAGGTAACTCCCTCAATAGTTACTTCGTACATCCTTGCTTCCTTTCGATTGGCCACATTCTCTTCTAAGACTTCAATCATACCGTCTAACCTGAACCTAGCAAAGGGGCCTGCTCTGCCACGGCTCGTACTGGCCAAATGATTGTACCTGATATTTCGTTGAATGCCATGATACTCGATCCCATCGAACTTACTGCCCGCAGGCACTTCTTCCAAGTCACATTTGTAACCGCAGGATACTTCGAGGCGACCGTTCATGATTTTTTCGATTAGAGACTTGTCAGTAACGGTTGCTTTAGTCACTACATAGTCACCGTCTTGCTTGACTTCGTCGTGGGTATGTCCTCGCTGAAAATCTTTGGTATTTTCTGAGGTCAATAATCCTTCTGGAGGATGCTCGTCAGTTACTGGTATTCCCTTTAGAGTCTCAAGGCTTTCAGGCTTGAAAACTTCTTCTGCAATCCTTAATTCCCGCCTTATCGAGCCGTCCCTATTCATGTATGAGATTAGGCCGGTTCTCGTGGCGCTAACCTCCATCCTGAGGTACCCCTGGTCGGTTATGGTCGGCTTATGCTTTGAGGTCGTGCGGTCGATTCGTATTTGATTATTCTTCATCTTCTTCAAACACCATCTGGGCTACGCAACGGCAATTAATTTCGTTTCCAGGATGCCCCCCGCCGTGCTTAGGGTTCTTCCATGTATATATCTTAGCATTTCTTTGTCGGTGCGAGTCCCTGGTTCTTTGGTCCATGGTCGCGAGCCATTTGTACTTAGTACCCCCAACCGAGGTCATCCTTTGCCTAGCAAGGTTCCCGTTCAGTGAGGCTACTTGGTCCCTGGCAATCAACCTTGCCCGATTTCTAACCGATTTAAAAACACCTTTTTGGCCCCCGAGATCCCTTTCAATCCCTGCAACCAATGTCTCCCAACGCTGTCCCGCCTGGACACCCTCTAAAATTCTGGTTTTTAATTTGTTTCGGGTTTCAGCTTTGATGCTGTCTATTAGGCCCACATTCTCTTCAACCCATAGCTTCATCATTTCATGAACTTTGGGCTCGTAGCTAGGAATAGAGATCCCTACAACAGCCATGGTCTGCTTGGATACTTGCCCCCAGTTATGGCCAGAAATGTCCCGAGACTTTGCCTCGAGCATCTGCCGGGCCTTTGATTCGCTGAGTTCACGCTCAATCGAAAGTTCAAATTCTTGGATGCGGCGAAAAATCTCGTCGTTGTCCTGGCGAAATTCTGTGGAATCTAACCGGGGGGCAGGCTGATCCCGGAATATACGGCGAAACTGGGCCTGCATATCTGCAACAAATTTAAGCAACTCCCTGGCGTACGTTCGTTCGATTCCCTTAGGGAATAGAGGTACGGGGGGCCTAGGTAGCGTTTTCCGTCTGGGATAGGTTCGCTTGTAGGCTTTGATTGCTTGCTGTAATTGATTCACGCTTCGTTGTCCTGGTCGTCTGTGTTCCCAGCTTCAGGGTCTAAAAAATAGCCTTCAGGCAATTGCAGTTCATGGCTGTATTCATTCCCGCCGAATCTAGATTCAATAACAATCTCAGGATCAAGGCCCATCTCAACATAGGTCTTATCAATCTCTGCTTGGTCTTTTCTGGCAGAGATTTTCTCCTGCTCACTAGGCTGCTTAAGTGAATTAAAGATTACTTCGTAGTTTTTGCCAGCTGATATCAGATCATAAATTCTTTCGAGCTTTGGCCTTAAGTAGGTCGTCTGCTCATCTTTGATCGTATCGTAAAAGTGGGTTATTTCTGAGTTACCAGTGGCTCCTAGCCCGCTTGGGCTCTCCCCAAGCAATACCGTATGGGGCAGCCCGGTCATGGCAACCAGCCGACTCGTGATTTTATCTAATAGCTCATGGAGCCCAGTTACTGGAGCCCCTAGCCTAGAAAATTCTTCGTCCTCGTCCAGCACAACACTATTGAATACAGATCTAATTGTGTCGATTACCTTGAACCTGTTCTCTACCAGCTCTTCCTCACCAGCTGCAAGCATATCCATTAGGCCCTTTAGCTTGTAAACCGTTTGAGTAAATGACTCTACGATCTGAGCGGCATTGCCGTGGCTTGAGGCATAATCCCTGATCGCTTCATAAAGGTCGTTTAGGATGCTGTCATGCCAATACATTTGGGATCTAAATTGTTCTGGCGGCAGTTCAGAGCCGTCAAACCTAATCAACCGGTCGGCATGAATTAAAGAAAATTCGTGGCTCTTACCAGCTATGGTCTTAATAATCTGGTACACCGTAGGCATTCCGTAGTGCGGTGATCTAAAATCAACTTCTACCGAATAGGTCAGAGGCTGGATCTCCCAGCGAGTCAAAGGATGCATGAATTCCAGCTTTGCATTGCCGTTGTTCCTAACAGGCTTCTCCGGGCTTTGGCCGTCATTGATCCCCAGCACCAGGACCGAGCCCCCGAATAGGCGGCCCCATTTCCATGCCTGCTCTACCCGGCTATTAACTTTTAGTTGGTAGGCTTCTTTTTCAATGCGATCTTTGTCGTCAGAATTTATCTCGTATCCCTGGCGCAGAGCCTCCCGAGGCACCTTGCAAACAATTCGTTTAGCTATCTGATCTTTGATGTACAAGGACTCCAGCTCACCCTTGGTCATATAGGACGTGTAAATAGAGGTATGCTGTCGAGTGTCCCTAGTCGTTCCGAGGCCCCCAACATGGTTTTTCCAGCTGTCCTGTTTAATGGCATTTCTTATCTGATTAGATTTTGCAGCAGGTACTACTTTCATTTAAGACACCTTTACCTAGTGAGAGCTCTATATTTTGCCAGTTTCAGCTCGCGTTCAATAAAATGAGCCATGGCCTGAGTGAACGTGTCAACTCTATCATCATGGGTACCGTTGGGAAACGCACATACTTCGTCCAGCCAGTCCTCTGACCAGGCTGCCAAGTTTTCCGATGGCACATAGACTTCATTGGCTTCAACCGTCCCGAGGCAATGCTCAGCCCTCTGTATTTTATCACCCTTAGGCTCGCAGAGTTTAATTCCCGAGATGTCGTCTTTTAAGTCGTTTTCTAGGGCTGGGCCGTTGGCTTTGTTCTCCACCAGTTTTCTTTTGGCTTCTGGCCACTTAAGCCCCAAGGTTTTAAATTCTTTCTTTGTCCTGGTATAGGACCATTGCCCCCTCGCTTGGGCTAGTAGGTATTTCTTTGAACCCTTACGGCCCCAGACATCCCCGACAACATAACTTGATTTTTTGCTCTCTTTGTCAGAAAACCGCAGATCCCAGCTCATTATTATCTCGTCAAATTTAACCGGCACATGGCTATATCTTTGGAAGTCAGCTCTTTTGAATAGCTCACCTTCCTGAATAGTGGGCCTTTGCTGATACAAGCCATTCCAGGTCTTACTGCCTACAGCTCGTTTGATTTTTTTGAGTCTTGCTACTGGGTATCGGTCCTCGTGGAGGGCTTCACCTTTGGATCTGTGCGGTTCGTCCTCTTCTGCAATGGCAGGGTAACAAATAATTTCAAACTGATCACCTACCTCCCCGTCCTCGTCAGGCTCTGTCATTTTCTTTATTAGGCGCCCAGACAGATCATCCTCATGCCATCTGGTCATTATGATCAATACGCCCCCACCTGGCATTAGGCGGCTATATCCCGAGCTGTTATACCATTCCTCGTCGTTCTCCCGCTTGGTTTCAGACCTAGCTTGCTCATAGTTTTTAACCGGGTCATCAATGAGTAAAATGTCAGCTCCCGAGCCCGTAGCACCGCCGTCGATGCCTACAGCTTTGTAAACTCCCCCGTCAGCCGTTTGCCATTCCTCTACTGCCTGCTTATTAGGATCGAGGCGGAAGTTTGGGAAGGTTTCTTGCATTAGTTTTGATTTTGCTAGATCTCGGGCTTTTTTAGAAAACTTATTAGAGAGCTTCTGGCCGTAGGTAGTAAGTAATATTTGATGGCTAGGGTTTCGTCCCATATGCCATACCGGGAATCTCTCCGAGGCGATCATTGATTTACCATGTCGAGGTGGCATGAATAGCATTAGTCGAGGCGAGAGCCTTGCTGCTACATCGTCAGAAAACTTCTCTAATCGACGGCAGATATCCGCATGAACCCAACCGGCCTGATATCCGGGGAAACTATCCGAGACAAACTTTAAAAGTCTGCTATGTCTGAGCCGTCTTTCCTTTTCAGCTTTGACCTCATTTCTCAGTCGAGTCGGGTCCAGCTTTTTCGAGAAGTCGGTCAAGTTGGTCAAGCTGGTCGTCACTAAGCGATCCTAAATTAAACTTGCTATTTGTTTCGATTGGTTTGCCTTCTGGCCCGCTATGCTCAACCGCTTGGCGGTCTGACCAGCCAAAACGATTCTTCATCCAGAACATAAGCATTGGGGTATCACCCTTAAGTTTTCCGGTGGCTTTTCCTTGCAGAATTTGCTCCCAAAATCCCTCGCATTGAGTCCTTGCAATCTCTAATGCGTAAGAAAATTCTGGATGCGCTTTGTCCCATTCATAAATAGATTGCTTTGAAACACCTATTTTTGCAGCGAATTGAGTCAAAGACTTTCCCGCGCTCATATAGTCAATAATTTCCTTACAATACTTTTTACGGTACTTAGAGGGCCTTCCGACACTATTAGAGCTTGATGCCATTTTTATAAATCCTTCAGATCGCTGATATTAGGAATAGACTGGAAAAATTCATTCCGCGTATTTTGATCCGATTTAAATAGGCCCGATAGGGCTGAGGTTCGAGTAATAGTTCTCTCGTCTTTGATTCCGCGTAGTTTAACGCACATATGAGCGGCGTCGATTACAACCGCGATGTCTTCGGTCTGGAGGCCTTCTTTTAGCCCAGCTAATACCTGGCTAGTCAATTTTTCTTGTACCTGTGGCCGCCTTGAATAGTAGTCAACCAGGCGATTGAATTTAGAGAGCCCCATTATTTTATCTTTAGGGATATACGCAAGGTGGCAGACACCAATGATCGGGACGAAATGATGCTCACAAACAGAATGTACTTTAATGCCCGCTTCAATGAGCATTTGATCGTAGCCAAATTTGTTTTCCTGCACCATTAACCTAGGCATGTTTTCTTTGTCGAGCCCGTAGAAAATTTCTTCTACAAACATCTTGGCAACCCGCTTTGGAGTGTCCTGCAAAGAGTCGTCTTTCATATCTAGGCCGAGCTTTTTCATGATGCAATAGAAGTGAGATTCTATATATTTCTTTTTTTCTTCATTTAGTTCTAAGCTCATTGCACACCTATGTACTTGTGGGTCTGGATCGAAACTCTAGCAGGGTATCCCATGCGGTTTAGCATCCCGACTTTCTCTATTGTATCATGTAAATTTTTCTTATAATTAGC